AACTAGTTGGTCTAGTGTTGCTGCTAAAAACTGAGCATTGGTTTCGGTTTTAAATATATCTGGAAGAAAATTTAATGTTCTAATTCTTGTTGCCATCTTTGAAAATCTTTATGTTATATATTACTTATGCTATCTGTAATTCGGCGGGTGTTAATGCCGCAATAACAATTACATCATTAGAGGTTGCTGCGTTAGCAAATATTTCGTAAGGCATACATTTGATTTCATACAAATCTCCAAAATGTAATGTTGGGTCGTTTGGTACTAATACGCAAGAACTAACGTATTCACCAATTTGATTATGTATATACGCACTCAATTCACTGAAATAGAACGTATCACCAAAATTCCAATTATTAATGCTAAAATAATTATCCATCTGAGTTAGTACAGCACTACGAATCTCACTATCACTAGCATTGGTATTAGAATTTTTAATAACTTTAATTGTGCCACGTAATGCTGCTGCTGCCTTAGGTCCAAACAATGGCTTGAACACCACACTATTAACAATTACGCTATCACTTAACATTTTAAAATCTTGTAGTTGACTATATTCAGTTGTTAAATCACTAATAGTTGGTCGTGATGGCATAGGAACAGTATTGGTAGTATCTTGTATCCAGTTTTGATAAGCCGTATAGTATGCTTGAGTAACCACATACAAATCAATTATGTTTGTTGTAGCAGGATCAATGCGTGTAGTATTATTACTATTATGACGATATTGGAATTGTAATCCTTGACGGCCGGGTCTCATACTATATTGTGGTTGAAGAACCAAAGCATAATATGGAGTCGTTATTGTTGGATCCTGTACTGTAATGTAAAATACATTATATAGGCCGGCAGCATCTGTCTCATTGTATGCGTAAAACAATTGTCCCTCAGGGTATTCATATTTTACAATCTCAATTTGGTTAGAAGTCGCATATTGATATATCACTGTGGATGATGCTATTAATTCTTCTCTAGTTAAATTAACCGCATCTTGTATCTGTTCAAAGAAAGTGTATATGCCAATATTAGTATTACCGGTCACATATCCTGTAACCTCATTAAAGAAGTCTGGATTTTCTATTACTGTTCTGTTATTAACATCTATACTGGCAATTTCAACTTCAAAATCATTTACGTATCCATCAGTTTCAATAGTTTGACCAATTATACTTGCCTTCACCGGCTGGGTTAATGGATAATTTGAACCTGGTTGTGTATTAGTAGCTAAAACATTTACAAAGTCTTGTAAAATTATTCCCGAGAACGGATCATATACTAGTTTACCTGCTTCATATGTAAATCTAGTATCTGCTACACTACCAAAATAATATGCCAATGATTTATATGTTACGGTGTATCTGTTGTACCCTACACTTTCAAAATTAACAAAATAAGCAGAGTTATTATATGCTTGTACACTCCAGCGTTGCTGTGCGATAGTTAATGAGTTATTAAAAACTAATGAGAAGTTTTGTTGTAAATCTAACCTAACCGTAGCTTCATTAATAACAGCATTTGGCAATGAGTTATCAAATGATGGTATTACAACTATTAACTGAGCAGCAGATGGTACATAGCCGTTAACTGTTATTGGGCCGGTGCCGTTTGCAAATTGACCTAATCCATTATTATATCCATCACCAATTACATTTAACACAGTGGTCCACATGTATGATTTATTAGATGCTGTAGCAACGCCACTTACTAATCTATTGTTAGTATCAAAATAATAACCCGATGGTGCTATGAATTTTAATAGAGCACCTTTTGTTATATATTTTGTATTATACGTTGAATAAGTACCAACTGGAATTGGGGTATCTGCTAAATTAAGAATATCATAAAAATATCCAGTAGAACTATTAGCATCAACTGTACTTGTTTGCCAATATACTTCTGATTCATTTGGATCAGTTACTGCTGTACCCTGTTCAGTAATTGTTGGACCAATAGCATATCTAGGATAATTTTGAATATAATATTGTAAAGACCTGTTATCTTCTAAAATAGAAGCCAAAGTGCTATTTAAAAACGTTGTGATATCACTTAAACTGTTTATTGTAAGTGTGGCATATCCTTCAGTATCATTTAACCAAACTCCACCGTCATTGGCATAACTGTTACTGCTACTATACTTACCAGTTGGGTCAAGCAAATCTAAATTCTTACTTACACCAACACTGCTACGATTAATAGCCTTTGATTTAATAATTGAACTATACAAGGTGTATGGGAAGTTATTATAATCTTCTCCATTAACCATGCGATTTTGTGTATAGTAACGACTTGGCGCACGTTGTTTAATGTCAGCAAGTGATTCTCTTACTTGAGCATTTGACACTGGAACTTGTAAAGATAAACCAAACGTTAATGTTTCTTGGCGACCAATTCTGCTTACATAATTAAATGATATTGATAACCCTTGCATTTCAGTAGGCTGTATAGTATAGGTTAACGCATTGCCAGCACGAACATATGCTCTAAAGTTACCAACTGGTATCTCACTAAACACACCATCACCAAATATATAAGTTACTTGGTCGTTAAATCTACTGTTAACTGAAAAGATTTTCTTAACACTATTTTCAGTTTGAAGATATGCATCCGCATATATATTATCTACTTTTGCCCATGGCCCAAACGCACCGTTTGTTCTGCTTATTTCATATAACCATGTATCAGAATTATTAATACCTTGAATATCAATATCAATTGCTTGATTGGCTATTTGTTGTTGTAATGTAAAATCAAAGTTAGTCAATGAACCTTGTTTGAAGTAAAAGAAGAATCCTGTGTTTGGACTACCATATCCTAGTTTATCATTACGATATAGCATATTAAATCTGTTAGTAGGCGCAGGTGGTATTTCATAAACATAATTTTCACCAACTGTAGTTACGCTACATAATTCAAAATTCATGTTTAATCCACTAACAATAGAATTAAATGGTATGACTGGCAAGCTGCCGGCTGGAATTTGTAAAGTATATTCGTCAGTTTTTACACCAAGAATTTGTGCTGAATTTCCTGGCAACCCAACACGTTGCGTATTAATTAATGCCGCATTAATAATTGTGTTAAACTGTTCTAACCATGATGGGTTAGCTGGATCATTCCATAATACCGGAGTATTGCTTAGATTGAATCCATTCAAATCTGAAATGTTTTGTGTAGTTTGAATGCTAGTTACTTTTAAATAACCCTGTGATTCTAAGTTACGCTTAGGGGTATAGCTTACCAAGTTAGCTAATTTGATAACACTGTCTCTACGTTCAGCAGTGTCAATGAAGTTTTCGCGGGTGTTTAAGTCGTTGCGAAAAGCAAGACCTTGTCCCATAAACGCCATAACGTCAAGTAGAGCGATAAATTCTGAGGATTCAATGTAGTCATTGAATGTTTCAGGGTAGTATTGACGCAAATAATCTATGAAACTTTTGCGTAGAGTTTCATAATCATAGCTTCTAAAATCTGCCTCACGGAAAGTTTGGTAAATGGCCTTCCAGTCATTTACCCCAAATAATGCTGATTGTCTTGAACTTGTAGCCATAGTTATTCTCTTTTAAGTATTTATCATACCTGAGAACTTGGGTTTTTTAGCTTTATTGTAAAACTGCGCTATTAGTAGCGTTATTGAAGAACACGCTTAACATTTGTGCTTGATTAAACGGGCTGATAGCCATTTCAACTTCCAGTAATATGCCGTTTTCTTGTGGATAAGCATTCACTGAATTTACTACCATTCTAGGGTCTTGATTTGCTACTCTACGAATTTCGTTTTCTAATTGAAACTGAGTATCCAAAGTGTTTGGTTCAAATACGAAACTCCAAAGTGTTGTTCCATAGCCAGGGTTGCCTACTTTTTGACCCTGTTGAATATTTAATGCGTTGATAAAGTCTTGTATAACCAATGGGGTATCATATAAAGCAAATTTATTACCAACATTAACTGGTCCAATTGTTGATCCAACTCCGCCCTGTGGAGACGCAGGTAGGTTAGTAGATTTTGGTTTATTTGCGTTTAGTGTGCTGAATCCAATGTACGCTGGCATAATTTATCCTATATTATATTTATGTTTGATTATCGTGTAGGGGCATCTAACCATGCTTTTCTCATTGCCTCAAGTTTGGCTCGTTCGTCTTTTTCCCATATAACAAAACTATTAACAATAGGTTTGTTACGAGCATATATTGCTTCACGTTCCGGATCACCCTCAGGTAAGTTAGCTTTGGCTTCTCTATACTCGGCCGCCTTAGCCTTAGCTTCTGGATGTCTTATCGCAAAAGCAGCATTAAATTTTTCTACCGCAGCAGAATAATCTTCTCGTAACTTTTGTACATTTTCTAGTCGGGTTAGTTGGGCTTTTAGTTCCTCACTGCTAGGGGCAGCATAATTTGGTGCCGGGATTATAGGGTTACCTAGTGCTTTTGTAGCTGCTGCTATTAACTCACTTCTATCAACTGTACCAATCGCAACTTGTGGCATTTTGATTGGGAAAGGACTTGATGTACTAAGAGCATTCATACTTGCTGCCAATGCGGCTGATGCGCTGCCTGACAATCCCATTGAGGCTAAAGAAGATAATCCCAATTTGCCAGCGGCCAGACCTTTTGCCATATCAGTTAATCCACCAACTCCGTTTTTTAAGGCATCTAATGCGCCTGCGGCGCCTCCTAGTTTACCTAAAGCACTAGCTGCTGCTGCTGCGCCTGCTGCGCCTCCTAAAAGTTTACTTGCTGCTCCTGTTAAGGAACCACCAGTTAACAATGCTGCTGCTCCTCCCAATGAAGCTGTAGCAGTGCTAACTTGATTTAATGCGCTGGTAGATAATGTACTTGCTAGTGCGCTAACGTTAGATAATGTACCAGTGACTCCACTTACAGTGCCGGATGCAAAACTAGTTACCGAGGCTATAGCAGATTGCCCGCCGGCCAAAGCACTTACTCCACTAGCAAGTGATGCCGCACCTCCTGATACTGCTGTTAGTCCGCCCAAAGCAGTGCCTGCTGCCGCGGTTAGTCCACCTGTTAGTCCACGTGCTAGTCCACCTGCTAGTCCACCTGCTAGTCCACCTGCCAAATTGCCGGCTGCTGCTGTTAACCCACCTGTTAAATTGCCGGTTGCTGCTGTTAGTCCACCTGTTAGTCCACCTGCTGCTGCTGTTAGTCCACCTGTTAGTCCACCTGCTAGTCCACCTGCTAGTCCGCCTGCTGCTGCTTTTAGTCCGCCAGTCAATCCGCCTGCAGCGGCACTTGCTGCGTCTGCTGCTGCCGACAACTCAGTATTCTTTTTAGCAATTGATGTTAAGTTTTGAGGGATACCCGGGGTGAATGCTTTAAATGATTTTGTTATTGCTCCAAACGCAGAACCTGATATACCTTTAGCAGCATCAAGTGCCCCGGCTAACCCTGTAATTTCAGGTAACTTGATACCGTCTAATTTACCCTTTAACAAATCAGCTGGATTGCCTTTTAGTAGTCCACCTGCTGCCGCGGCTAAGCCACCTGTTAATCCACCTGCTGCCGCGGTTAGGCTACCTGTTAGTCCACCTGCTGCCGCGGTTAGGCTACCTGTTAGTCCACGTGCTAGTCCACCTGCTAGTCCACCTGCTAGTCCACCTGCTAGTCCACCTGCTGCCGCGGTTAGTCCACCTGTCAAATTGCCGGCTGCACTGTTCAACAATGAATTCGGACTTGGCATTCCTGCTATTCCGTTTGTAATAGATCCTAATCCACCGGTTACAGTTGTTGCCATGTTTGAAGCAAAATTGCCAGCAGATATAGTTGATGCTACATTAGCCAAAGAACTTGGTGTAGGTATATCCATTAAATAAAACTCCCCACAGAACCAGAAAACCCGGTCGCATTTGCTGAACTAGAAAGTCCAACATTATTTATTTCAGCTACTCCACCTGTCATGGGAGGCGGTGGAGGAGCTGATTGTACATTTACTGTACTCTGTAAGAATGCGCTAGTAGCTTTAACACCTACTTGTGCTGCTGAATTTATTATGCCAGCAACAAGACCGGGTTGTTCTTTTCCAGATATTGCTCCGGTCATCATCATAGCAGTTTGTGCTTGCTGTAAATTAACTATTTGACATGCTGCTTGAGCAGGAATATTATTAACAAATGTTTTTAAAGTTTCAGCACCTGGTAAACCAGTAAACAAATTATTTGTCATCGCTGCTTTAACAGGCATTCCTTGCTGAATCAATCCAGTAATTAATGCAGCTGATCCTGGCTTTAATATTCCCGCCGCTTCCATTTGTTTTGGTGTCTTTGCTAACATACCAACGCCAGCAGTAATAGTACCAGTTGGATCAGTTATAACTGCAGAACCAAGTCCCGGAACACTCGGAAATGCGCCGGCTGCTTGACTTGCGGCTGCGCCAATCATACCGGCAGATACTCCGGGATTCATTGAAGCACTAACCGTTCCTACAGCAGGCACTGTAGATAGTGTGGCAGGCGATACTGGATTAGGAGGTGGCAATTTTACCGCATTGGTATAGTCTTGACTACCTAATAATTCTTTAATTTTTGCCATTAAAATGCTCCACTGCTATTACTATTTACTGTAACATTAACCCCTTGTCCTGCGCTAGCCCACGGCGAGTGAGCCGGAGCACGACTAACAATAGATAATAAATAACCCGGCGATGCTGCCCACCCTTTAGTAGCATCAAACAATGTATCAGTATGTGCTACAATAGGTATTTTAGGCACAACTGCCGGAGTAACTGATGTTGCGCCAGTGTTTAAATTAATCTTGCTACCATTGATATACATTAGTTGACCAGCGGCATATGAACCTTCGCCACCTGCTTTCATACTCATTGACCCATCTACTTTTACTGTATACTTACCAATTGTATACCCACTAAAGTTTCCACCTGCTCGGTATGATATATCAGTTTCAGCATTAATTTTTATATTATCAGCAGCAATATTTAAATCTTTTTTAGCATTAATATTGATATTGTTATCAGCG